CACCAGCGCCTACGTTAATGAAATTCTGCCAATCCATGACTTACTCCGGATATTTTTTAAATGGTGAACATTGAATAGCAACTAGCTTTTTACCATTAACGGTTTCACCTAACAATTTGTATCCAAAGATAATTTCCACGCATCGGTCTTTGTAAAAATAAACTTGCGCCATTAGCAACCAGCCAATGTCACCATCACTATTACACACTTTCCAAAAACTGCAAACGTTTTTGCCAGATTTCCATTGGGCATCATTGTCTTTTGTGTACAACGCAAATGTCCCTTTATCGGCATATCCATACTTAGCCCCAAAACCGTATGCAGCATTGCGCCACAACCAAAACACTCGACTAGCGTAGCGTAGCCAGTAATGGCTGTCGTAATACGTTTGGTCGTACTTGAGCTTTAACGGGCTTGGATAATCACCGTACCACCACTCATCTAGAGGTGCGTCTGGTGATTGCCAAATACGCAAACTAGGAATAAGAAACTCACGCAACTTGCCAGGGTACAACGAGGGAAACCCTGTTGTTTCAGATTCTTCTGCGTGGGTCACAAACAACGCTAAAAATGGCGCAAGCGGAAACGCTAAAATGGTCAGCCCGATTAGGCCGACCGACTTAACAAACCATATTGCAACGGATTTAAGCATTTTCAACCCATGATTGTGTTGCTTCATCCCATTCATACGGACCACCAGTTTTAGGCACGGCAACAGGCGGTTGCCAATAATATGTTTGGGTGTCTAATACCCATGATGGGTATGGCTGAGGTGCGTAAAATACACCCACAACACCATCTTGAACAACCGTTGTGTCAAGCGTATAACCAAGTCCAGCATAATTGGCTCTTAATGCCACGCCGCCATCCGGTTCACCGTCTTGACCGTAGTGGACATTGCCGTGAGTATTGTATGAAGTTTGCCACCACAGGCTTGGATCACCTTCTGCGCCTGAATCAATAAAATCTTGTTCAGCAGAAATGACATTAACAACAACGCCTTTTCCGTCAATGATTGTTGGTACGTTTGCAAAATAACTCATCCTGTATAACTCCCAGACGATGTATATTTCAATATCGTGTTTGAACCATTAGTTGAAACTGTTGGTGATCCTGTTGTTGTGCCTGAATAAAAAACAGTTGGTATAGTTAAAACCACCAATCCTGATCCTCCTGCACCGCCAGAACGATTATTTACAGGATCGCCGCCACCGCCGCCAGAACCAGTATTTGCAACCCCAGCTACTCCCGCAAAATTGTTTGCCCCACCATCACCACCACCATAAAAACCACCAGTACCGCTTCGTGAACCGCCGCCGCCTGCTGCATATAAAAATAATCCACTTGACCCTGCCGATCCAGTTCCACTACCTGCACCGCCATTGCCGCCGTTTGCACCAGCAATCCCGCCAGAAGCACCTAATGCTCCTGCGCCGCCTAATGCAGTTATTGTATTAAAAACAGAACTATTACCTGCGCTGCCGTCGCTTGCACCTGCCCCTCCAGCACCACCAGCACCAACAGTTACTGTATATACAGTGCCAACTTTTAAAATTGCACTTGTCCCTAGCACTATATTTGCGCCACCTCCGCCACCGGAATATCTAACTAAGTCTTGACCACCCGCACCACCACCACCACCACCAATAAGCAAACAAGAAGCAATGTAAGTTTGATATTTAGTTTGTTGCAATGTAGATAATCGCAACATTCCGCTTGTAGGCGTACGATACGGGCCTATTTGCCCTTGATTTTGTAAAGCCATTACGAAATGTCCTCATAAGAACAAACTACTTTTAACTTACTTGATGTACCAGCCACCGCACCAATTGACATATTTTCTTCAAGATAAATCATGGTTGTTTTATCAATCACAATCAAACTTGCCGCTGGTGGAATGGAAATGACTGATGCAATTGGCGTGGCAGTACCGCCTAGTGCAGCAGCTGAATAATGGTTAATAGTGATATTGACAGCATTAACAGTATCAATATTTGCCACCACAAGCGAATCAACTTTAAACACTTTGCCGCTTGACGCAGCATTGCTTAAAACAGAAATGGCAGAGGTTGAAGTTAAATCGGCAGTCACAACTTTGCCGTAAATTGCTGTAACGTTAACAATATTAGGTGCAGCCATGATTTATAGTCCAAAAATGATTGAAAAAGCGATAGATTTGCCAATAGTTAAACCACTAGCCCCGATAAGTTGAAAATTTGTACCGTCATACACAATTTGAATAATTGCACCTGAAATGATATCACCCGCAGATAATGGCGTTGTACCATTTTTAACAATAGATTTAGCGCCTAAAGAACTAATGTTAATAGTTGCCGCACCTGTGTTTGCACCAGCTGCTAAAAACTTAAACGATTGACCCACCGCATACGCAGTCAATGACGGGCTAACCGATGCTGTAATGGTGTCTGTTCCCGATACCGTTAAAAACGTGCCGGTTGAACTTTGCACTTGCGAAACGTTGACAGAATCGGTTGCAGCAGAACCCGCACCCAACCCCGTAAACTTAAACGTACCCATTGGGATATTGGCTGTTGGTGACGTTTGACCGTCTTTGGTCATCGCAGTCGATAAACCAGTTGCCAAATCAGCGGTCAACGCATTGAACGCTGTTGATGAAATGACCGTGTTGGTTACAACTGGTTGACCAGTTGAGTTGATTACAAATGTACCGCTGCCGTTATAGCTCATTGATTACCTCTTATTGTTGACCAACTTGGGGATTAGTCAAAAGCCCCGCATAAATGGATGCCGGCACTACTCGTTCGCCGAGAGAAAAGCCTGGCACTTTAGTTGATAATGCTTTGCCCATGTCTAATGCTCGTTGTTGCTCTGCTGAGTTTAACGTTCCTTGCATCATTTTTTTAGCAAATGGAATGGCAAGCGTTGCCCCAACACCGAATCCACTTAAACCCGTAGCAGATGCAAGCAAATCAATACCAGCACCAAGCACCAAAGCGCCAGAGTTGCTATTGTTAACCGCCGAGCCTTTTGGCTGCACGGTTGTGTACTCAGCAACACGGCCTAAACGCTTTAATTCACCAATTTCTTCAGGAGAAAAGAACAAAGCTAGTTTTTTATCGCCAATTTCTTTAAGCGTTTTGTTATACGTTGCAGCACCAAATGTACCAACCTCGTCTGATCTGCCGCCCAATGCTCGATCTTTTAAATGCGTCAAGATTGCCGATTTTGTGGCTGCTGGATCGCCTGATGTAGCAACGGCAGATGCATCCGCAACGTCACCGTTAAGTACAAACTTGCGTACAAATTGATCTGGTTGCATCCCGTTTACGGTTGCCTCAACGGGTTTTGATGATTCTTGCCAATTCATGCGTTCACGATGGCTTGCCCGTGCTTTGTTTAATGCCGTCAACAGTTCACCAGATTGAGCGTCTTGCGTTTGCAAGAACTTGCCACCGGCCTCTGTCACCAATTGATTGCCGCCAAATTCCGCTTTAACCGGCGCAATTTCAGTATCATCAATGGCCTTGCGAACCAATCCTAAAGCGAATTTTACGTTTCCGTCTTGAGTGCTTCGTTGCGCTTTGGCAACCATTGTCATCAAGTTATCAAGTGCATTTGCGTCAAACGGTACAGAAAACGTTTTGCCGTTAATTGTTGTTTGACCAGAACTTAACTCGTTAAGCATTGATCGAACTTCAGGCGGTAAAAATGCGTTAGCGTTAGATTTTGCCAACAATGTATCAATATTGTTTAGCAAATCAGCACGATTTAACGGTGTCGTGCCACCTGGCAAATTGCTTGCTTCATCATATAGCTTGGAAGTAGCTGCTTTCTTTGCCGCATCTTCAGCGGCAATTTTTGTTGCACTTGCTTCGCCTGCTTCCATCAAATATGGCGCTTGTACATTACCCGCACCTCTTGCGTTTAAGGCGTCAATCAATGCTTTGTTGTTTGCCGCTTGTACATTGCCCAATGTCTGCAAATTTGGGTCTTGCGAATTCATGCCAGTTTTGGCTAGATTTTGCTCTAACGTAATTTGCCGTGGGTCAAGCGTAATCATGCCTTTGGTTGGTGTCGTACCCTCAACCATGCGGAAATCAAGCAATCGACGCATTGCATCGCCGCCCAAGTCACCGCCAGTTCGCAGCGCATTTGCTACATCTGCTGTCAACGATTTGCGTACTTGGTCTGGCAATCGGGTGAAATCAATACCTGACTGACCAAGTTTTAAAGTAATGATCTGATCAACTTCAGCAGGGTTTGGGATTGCAGCGTCAGGGTTTAACTTGCCAGTTAACGTAGGCGCTACCTTTTGACCGGCAGACGTAAGTAAAGACTTTGCCCCACCGTATGCCGCAGGCGCAAGCACACCGCCGCCAAGTCCTGCAAAAAATTGCTGTAAAGGATCGCCGCCAGATTCTCTTGTTAACCCGCTGCCATATCCTGCGCCAGCTGCCGAGCCATATTGCAACATGGGGTTTGCTGCAAATTGATTGGCAACGTTGCTTGTAATGCCCGTAGTGTTTTTAGCAAGCGCCGCCGCACCCGACACCATTGGAATCGTTGATGCCATTGATGTAGTAATGTCACCCACAACCTGTTCGCTTGGTAATACATTAGCCAAACCTGTCCGAGTGTCCATAACAGACGATTCTCTAGGTTTAGGCAATCCAAGCAAATCAGCTAACTTTGTGCCATAGGTTGACATTGATGCTGCTGGTGGCCCACCGGCAAGTTGTGAAATTGCATTTACACCCATTCGCATAGGCTCTAAAGGCAAGCCCAACGTGTTCGCTGCACCTTCAATGGCATACCGGCCTGTCAATCCAACTTGTCGTGGGAAGTCTTTAACCGCCGACATAATGCTTTCGCCCGTAGACTTTTCGGGTGGCGCAGGCGGTGGGGTTTGAGCGTGAAACGTATTAGCTAGTTTCCACGCCTCATTTTCATCTTTGGCATCTACCTCATAGACTTCTTTGCCAATCTTTACTTCAAAAGTGGCTGTTGTCATTTTGGAGTGATCCTACGAACAGAGCCTGGCGGTGGTGCGCTTGGTGTTGGTGCGTATTTTTCGTTTAACTCAATAACCGTATTTAACGCTTTTATGCGAGTTTGATACGGTCTATTTGGATTTGCAACTTCAGCTGCCATTTGTTGATACAAAATACTATCTGCGTTACTTTGCGGCCCTTCCATGCGAGGCTGTGCCAACGTCAACTGCCCACCAAGAACCCGCAATTGTGCATCCGCAGCAGATTTGTCTGTTGGAATTCCCGCAGCATCAGTTGCCATAGTGAACAAATTACTAATAATGCCAGACGATGCTTTTGGCAATACTAATTCAGCCCTTCTTGCTACATCAAGAACAGTTTGACCTTGAGTTGTTTTAACATCTGGTTTGGCAAGAGCAGGATTACCTTGATTTGCTTGACTAATAACAGTAGCTCTAGGCACAAGAATATCTTTACCATCTTTGCTAACGGTAACTAAATCAAGTTCGGCTTTTGCCCCTTCTGTTGCTGCGGTTTCTGCGCCTTTAAATTTAGCGTTTAATTCAGCAGCTTGTGCAATTGGCACTGATGTTAATTTTCCATCAATCATCATGTTCACTGTGCCAGGCGCAGGTTGCGGTGCAGTTTGTGATTGTCCTTGCGGGCCGCTAACTGTTGAACCCGCGGCAAAAGATTGAGTTGCCTCTTTTTCAATAAGTTTTTCAACAACTTTTCTATCAGGACTATCTATTGGCAATGAATCTCTCAATGTCATTAACCTTGTAATTTGCAAATCGTTTGATGGAGGCATAATGCCTTCCATTACAATTTTTTCACCATTTTTGCCAATTTGAACGTAACGCAATTGTCCATTAACCATTGCAGTAATTGGCGCACCTGATGGCATATTTACGTTTGTAATTGAACGTTTAGCTTGCGCCTGTTCAATTTGGTAGTCTTTCATTGTGCCTTTATAACCCTGTTGTTGGGCAAGGCGATATTCAGCCAATGGTCCTGTATTTTGTTTTTCTAAACTTTCGTACATCAACTTAGCAACTGGCGAAGCATATGGGTTTTGACTCATCATTATTTCAACTAATTTTTTATTTTTTTCTTCATTAGTTAATTGCATAGCTGGTTGTGCAGGAATTGCTGCCTGTGGTGCTACAGCAGGCTGATACGGCACAGCAGGCGTTTCTACGTTGCCCGACGGTGCAACTCGTAAGTTTGGATTGTCCTCGTAATCTGAACCCATAGGTTTAAATGACGTAGCCGGTTGTGCAGGGATTTCAGGCATACCCATGACCGCAGCGCGACCTTGTGTAGCGGGACGATCTTGCAAGCCTGACAACATTTGCTGCGCTTCTGCTTTAGCTTCTTGATTCAACTTAATGCGATCTTCTTCGCCCGTACCTTTTGCGCCCATGTAGGCTTGCAACACTTTGGCAAGTCCTGACAATGGGGAAATAGGCGCTTGAATACCGTTATAACTCTGAATATCAATTGGCTGAAACGCTTGTTGCCGCATAATCTCAGCTAACTTTTCGTTACGTTGAATTGCCGCTAGTCTGGTGTTGTAGTCTAAAGCCATGACTTACCCCGTGTAATTATTTGCAGTTTGCATTGGCGCTTGAGCATTGGGCGCATCAAACATACCGCCAGTTTGCGCTTGACCAAGTTTCAACCGAGCAATGTAATCTTGCATATCTTGCATTTGATTCTGTTTTTGCATTTGACCGTATTGGCTCATGGCGTTTTGTGCGCCAGCCATTGGGTTTTGAGATTGCGGCATTTGCCCCATGTCTTGACCTTGCAATGGAGTCGTTTGCTGCTGTTGTTGCAGCATTTGAGCCATTTTCTGCTGCGGAGTCATATTGACGTATTGGTTAAGCATCGCAATTCCTTAATAACTCTAAAGTAGGCAACAAGGCAGACTTTAGTGCCGCCATGTTTATTTTATATTTTTCATGCAGATTTGGGTGTTTTTCTTTCATCCATGCCACTCGATCCGTTGAGTGCGCCAAATACGCTGTGCAATCGTAACAATCAAGGCTTGAATGGTCGATTGCATAATGTTCTGGTAACTGACATTGAATCCGTAAAAACGCCAAAACTTGTTCTTTAGTCCATGTTTCTATCGGTTGAATGTAAGTTACACCATTGACTACCGACCCATGCCGAGCCGTGGATTTGTGACTTTCATCAAGCCGTTGCCCACGAATCAAATGCGTAATCCCACGTTTTGCAATTGCTTCTGTCAAAGGTTGCCCTACGTTTGCCCAACAGCAATTCAAATAACTCTGTACTCTTACTGGCTTATCGCCTGCAAACACCATACCTTCAAGGCTATGGTCAACCGGCACAACATCACTTGGAAAACCGTAAAACTTAATTTGTTGCTCTTGGTCTGACTTAACTTCAATAAACTCAACTGCTTCTGCTCTAACCTGTTCAATGATTTCCATTGTTTCAGGGTACGCTTTACCAGTATTTGCCCAAAAGACGATTGGATTCTTTTCACGGTACAAGTACCAACACGCTAAAGAATCTTTCCCACCTGAGAACGCTAATCCAAGCATTAAAAATACATTGCCGCCATGCCGCCTAATGAAGTAAGACCCTGCATGGTAGAGTTGTTACCCGCTTGTTGAATGCCGTAATTTTGCATATTTGCTTGCCCTTGCGCTTGTGTGCCTGCAAAGATAGGCGCTGGTGCAACTTGTGACCCTTGATAGCCTTGGAATTGAGGCAACTGAATTTGTGAGCCGCCCATTAACCCTAATATTTCGTTTAACGGTTGCGCCCGTAATGCAGACTGTTGCGCTAATGATTGTTGTACGGCTTGATTATTAAATTGTGCGTTGTTTAAGTTTTGACCGTATAACTGTTGTTGTGCGGCATTAGTAAATTGACCAGCACCTACGTTTTGACCATATTGCTGTGCTTGTGCTGCATTATTAGCTTGTTGCGCTAACAGAGCTTGATTAAAATTTTGACCAACAGCTGAGTTATACAACTGATCGGCAGTCACGCCTTGACCAAAGTTTTGTGCAACGGCTTGGTTTTGCAACTGGTTAACAGTAACACCTTGCCCAAAATTTTGTCCAACCGCTGAGTTATACAATCCAGCGCCTGCTAACAATGCTTGATTGCCAAACGTACCAGTTGTGTTTAATTCATTCAAACCTTGTTGACGAGCTGCCATATCAACGTTAATGCCTTGCAGCGCCGCTTGACTATACAAATCATTTTTACTCATTTCACGGTTACGCATTGCATTGTCGTAGGCTTGTGTGCCAGGCGCTAACCCTTGGTTTGCCAATGATTGTTTAAATGATGTATCGCCTGCTTGAATGGTAGGATCAAGCCTTGAAAGAATAGCTTGCTGTGCGCTCATGCCTGCATTTGTTGGCATTTGCGTTAAATTGCTTGTGTTTAATGATGTTTGCAAAGGCACATAACCTTGAGCCAATCCGTAAGTATCAGCGTTTACGTTTCCAGACGCCAAGCCGTAAGTATTTGCATTAGTATTTGCACGAGCTAACCCGTATTGGTCGGCTTTTAATCCAGTTTGCACATCAGAAACTGCTACCGGGTTATATCCCGCAATGCTTGATTGAATATTTCCTGAATTAGCAATTGTGTTTTGAATAGGCGTTAAATTTGGATTAAACGGTGTATTCAATACATTTTGTGCATTAGTTGCACCCGTCTGACCAAGATTAGCCAAAGCAGTCTGAACCCGCATTTGAGCGTCAAGGGTCTGTTGCGCTTGTGGCGTTAAAGTTTGCGTAACCGTTGGTACGCCGCCGCCAGTTGTATACGCTTCACGAGTTGGTGCTGCGCCTCGTTGAGCATTGGCTGCATCAAACCCTGCTTGGTCAAAAGTGGTTTGACCACCTTCACTAGAGCGATAGTAAGAATTAGGATCAACTTTCTGGTTGTTGTATTTAGCCAACGCAGTATCGTAAGAACTTTGGTCAAACGTAGGGGACGAATAGCTAACCGTTTGATTACCAAACGGAGTGTACATATTTGGGTTTGACATTAAATTGGATTGTTTAGCAGCAGCAAGGTTGTCTTGACCTTGTTGTTTAGCTGCGCCGACATAATCCGGTGCTGGTGGTGCTGATGTTGACTTACCCATTTTCTACCCCTAGAAATCGGCACTTTTCCCGTGCCAATGTCAAAAATATAATATCGCCATCCGGTGCGGCATCTTTAACCCTAGCTTCTTCAACAAAACCCATCTTGGTAACTAATTTTAGGCTTTTTGCATGGGTACTGCACACCGGCACAATAATCTTTTTTACCTTACAAAATTCAAAAGGATAATGAAATATCGCTTTTAAATACCCTTTTGTCATACGGCCTTCAATTGCTATATGGCACACAATCGAGGCTTTGTTCCAATTCTCGTAAATTACGCCTGCAATAATTTGACCATCATGCTCTAACCCAATTGCTTGCGAATTATCTGCAAAATACTTACCTTGTATTCGGTCAGCTACCCAATAGCCAATTACATCGCCCTGGACTATATGCCAGCCCAACCTTGTTGATAAACAATGTCCGTCGATGCCCATAGAATTGTCGTTCCTTGAGATGCAGATTTAAACTGTGTTGCAGCGCAATAACCTATCCCTGTTACGCCTTGCCAGTTATTAGTAATGACCGTATCTGTTGCCCAATACCCTACGTCCCATAACGCAACGTCCCATTTGGCTGATACTTGTGGGCTAAAACTTAATGCCGCCGTGGTATTTGCCAAATCAAAATCCATGTTTAAACCAATGAAAATTGACGGAGTGCCGTTTGTAAAGATTGACGGTCTTGCACGAGTAAAATATTTTTTGTAGCCGCGAGCATCAAAATAGTTAAACGCTTGCAATGCGTAGCCGTTAATGTCGCTTGTGTCATTAGCGTAATTGTCATCCCACGCATGGGCAACAAATCCGTTGCCACCCCAATATGGTTCGTTTTCGAAAATTGTCCAACAATTAGCTGCTTGACCTGTAAAGTTACACCAAGCTTTTGTGATGTTATTCATTACATATTGCTGTTGTTGACCTTCAGCAATCGGCACATTGACCGTTAAAGCATTGTGTTTAGGATCAAAACTAATATCCCAGCCAAAATTCTCGCCATAAGACTGAGTTGCGGCAGAAAATGCGCCTTGAATTTTGTCTGACAATGCAATGCGTGGGTCAAGTCTTGATGACTGCAAACTAGCTGCAAGTGGATAAAGCCCGTTATAAGTAAGGATAATCATATCCCCGCCATACTTCATCAAGCATCGTTTGCCAACAGGCTTACCAATGCGCCAAACGCCCACTAGAGAAAATTTAGTAATGTCTGATGGGTCAGTACCAGAATAAACAATAACCTCGCCATTGGAAGTTATGAACACTAGGTTATCGTCTACTCCATAGCCAGCATCAATTGTCCAAGTCCCCGCTGCAACTAAATATCCACCTAATT